GCTGGTTTTATCCCAAGCCATGCATATGCAACATAATCAACGCATTGGAGATGAGGGTTGGTAAGTGTGTCCGAAGGCCTAACGAGAAATACATTGAGGAGTATGTCACCCCCTTTGCAGTCACCTTGGCAAAATTTTGTTCAGCACGGCCCGTCCGTTATTCCGAGGTATACGCAGGCTACACAGGGGCAAAACGCGCACGCTACCAGCGCGCCCACGAGAATTTGTTGAAGCAAGGCAAGATGGTTCGCAAGGACCAGAGCAGGGTCAAGATGTTCGTCAAGATGGAGGCATACAAGTTTGATGAGGAGAAACCGTATCCAGATTGTCGCGCGATCCAATTTCGATCTTTCGAGTACACTTTACAGTTAGCCTCAATCATAAGGAGGGCTGAGCACAAGATGTATCTTGCGAAGGACATCCCCGGCTTTGGCTTGGGACGCCACTTTGGTAAGAACTTGTGTCCACGCTCTCTCGCTCGAGAGTTGAGGCGAGCATACGACAGCATTCCTGGTTGCAAAGTTGTTTTGTTGGACGTCTCTCGGTTCGACGCGCATGTGTCGAGACCCATCATGAAGAGAGTAGAACATGTCTTTTGGAACAACGCATGTGATCATCCTCAACTGTCGGAGCTCCTGGAGTGGAAATTGGATAATGAGGGATCGGCGCGAAACGGTGATGACCAAGTCAAATACAGAGTCAAGGGTGGGAGGATGTCCGGAGACGCCGACACGGGTGCAAGCAATTGTGTCCAAGTTGCGTGTGCTTTGGCGTCCTTAGCCAAAGTTGCCAAAATCAAGAAGTTCGCAATGAACGTCAACGGGGACGACAGTGTGTTTCTGTTTGAGGGCGAGCTTGGTGACGAACAAATCATCGCGCATTTCGACAAGCTAGGGATGGAGGTCAAGATCGAGGGGAGACCAGGTTCATTCGAGGAGATAGATTACTGCCAGGCGCGACCAGTGCTAGTTGAGGGTGAGTGGGTCATGATCAGAAATCCGACGAAGGTCATGACTAAGGTTGGTATGACACATAAGAGGCAAGGTGTCTCCAACTACCTCAAGCGAGTGTACACAACCTGTTTGGGTGAGCTGGCACTTGCACGAGGCACCCCTGTGATACAGCCATACCTGGAAAGGCTTCTTTTTC